TGGTATTGCCCCAACCATTCGCCCACGAGCAATTGTGGTGATGATGATTGTGGATGTTGTAATGCAGGATACGACCAAGAAGCGGAAGATGAACTTTGTGTATTCATTAAAGCGTGGGAGCGTGAGATGGAACAACGCAAATTACAAAAAGAGTTGGGTATGAAGACCGACGGATGGATACAATTTGGGGATTGGTATGATGGATTGACCCCTGCTGTGAAAAGGTGTATTAGTGGGAAATGGTAAATTAATCGCAAGTGAGTTCAAGACAATAATAATAATTTTGATTACGAGCATACCACCACGACAACTTATAAGGGTGATTTTTGGTCTCCCTATACATAACATAAAAAATACAAGTATTTATCTCCCTGCATATATCACGCATATAACTTTGATGTAACTGGTAATAAATATTTTTTATTATGTGGTAAGGCAATTTATCCAACATATTTATTATATAGTGATATTATAAATGGAAGCAACAAGAACAGAACGAGCAGTAAGATTACTAACAATTATTTTTAACGCACTCGCAAAACTGCGGATGGTCTGCAGTTCGCGATGTTGCGAGAGCGAGTGTAGAATGAACGAAAAAAATAATAACATTATATTAGAAGAAGATGAAAACGAGAAGCGAGAAGGACGAGAGCAATTTAGAAGTGTTGGAAGTTAAACCGCTATTGCAACAGAATTTAGTTGAGTTCCACCCCAATTTACCCGACATAAACACGGGCGCGTGTGTGTTGGATTGCGCCCCGACTAAAAGTGGTAAAACAACACGGATATCAAATCTTTTACTGAACCCCAATTTTTTTGCAGGTAAGTTTGATATGGTTTATGTTTATTCGTCCACGCTATATGCAGGGGATATTACTGGGCGTTTTTTGTTAGACCAATTTGAAGAGACGATATTTAATGAGTATAGTGATAGGCACTTGAAATCCATATTAGACCATCAATTATCAATTCCAACTGCAGACCGCCCAAGAATAGCACTCATTTTTGATGATTTTTTATCATTCCCAAATCTTACACCTAAATCGCTCTTGTTTAGAATATCTGCATCCTATCGCCATCACGGGGTAAAACTGCTTTATTATAGTTCGCAGTTATTCCGTGCCGTGCCCCCAATAGTCAGGCAAAATATCCAATACGCAATATTGGGGAAGAATGCTAATTCACGGGAGGTGATGAAGATGTATGAAGAAATCGGTATGAGATATGGAAGTCATAAAGATTTTATAAGATTATTACAGCAAGGAACGGCGGGTAAATACAATTCACTTTATTTAGATTTGATGGGTTCGCCCCCGAGAGCATTTAAGAACTTTAACGAACTCATTTATGAAGCGCCCGAGGATGTTATGCAGACATTAAGCGGAGGCGGGAATATAAAAACGCCATATGCCGATGATGAAGGTTGTTAAGAAAAATTATTATATCCATAGTGTATATATATGGATAGAATGCCGACTTTTGATAGTGCACCAGCACCCAGTTTAGAGATTGAACCCGTGGAAGATATGCCCCGCGAAGATAACAAGAAAATATCAATCGGGTTAGAGAAGGAGACGCCATTTTTACCACCAAAAAGCAAGGCGAAGACACCTGCCCCCCAAAAAGCGAAGAAACCGATGACCGAGAAGCAGTCCGCCCATATGGAGCGAATGAGACAACGCAGGATGGAATTGCAGGCGGCGAGAACAGGTAAAAAATTTGAGAAGCAAGAACCAACACCCAATCCACCCAAGGAAACTAAAACTAAAATTGAAGAAGAAACTTTTGAAGAACCAAAACCCAAACCCAAGAAAGCAAAACAATTGATACCTGCAAAAAAAACGGGTGACGACTTTGAGAATTGGTTAGATAATTACGAGATGATGAAAAAATTTGAGTTCCAAATCCATAAAGACGAGCAGGACAAGAGGGAGGCAGTTGCCCGCAAAAAAGAGGAAGAAGCACGGAAGGAATTAGAGATGGAGGAAAGAATTAGAAGCAAGATTTTAGCAGAACAAAAGCATACAAATAGGAAGATGGCGCCCCACCGATGGACGCCCCAAGTAAAAAGACCCATTCCCGCCACCCAAGGTCATTTGCAGACACCGACGACTGATTTTGGTATTTATTCTAATAGATATTTTTAATTATATAACGATACTTTAAATGGCGGATAGTTATGCTAATAATGTTGATAATGCGAACGAATTTATACGCAACTATAAGCAGAGTGTAGAGAGTGCCGCAGGACAGGCGGCGCAGACCCAGTTAGAGGCATACTATAACAAGTTGAAGGAGACCCGCGATAAATACACCGCCGAAGCAAGTGAAGGCGGAGAAGAGATTGGTGGGGCGGCGGCGGTGCATATGCTCTATGGGAAAGTTAAGGATATGTATGGTAAATATAAAAATTTTAAAGAACCCAATACACCCAGCGAAGAAGCAGACGCAAACGAACAAGAAGACGATGATGGAGGTGGCGAGCAAAACATAGACGACGCAGGCAACAGACCGCAGGGTGCAACCGAGACCGAAGATGCCCCCACTAATGCGGGAAGTGCAGAAGGAATGGGTGAAGGCGTGGATACCGGAACGACTTTAGGCGGAGGTGAATTTACAGGAAGAAGTGGTCTTGCCGACGATGCTATTGGTTCACGCTTACAAAGTAGAGTGCAATTTTTAAATGAGAACTTTGGAGCACCACCCGCAGGCACAGAACCAGTTGACGCAAGTGTAGATGCTTTACCACGCAACGCACCTGAACCTGCCGCACAGGGAGGCGAAGCGAGCGGGGGTCGGGTCTTTGACCCCGACTTTGATTTTTCATATGGTTCATTCAGGCAAGGCGGAGGGTATTTCAACGAACCGACCGAAGAGAGTGCTTTTGGCGATACATCTAATATACCAAGAGCAGGCACGGCATCAGGACTGCAGGCGAGAATAGACGCACAGCAGGCAACACGAGTAAGGGGTGGAAATATTAACAGACCAAATGGAAGTGGTGCTCCCGAAAATGGGGGACAGGCACGGGATTTGGGACAGGGTGGAACTGACGGCGGTAGTCAAGGTGGATTAGATGTAAACCAGCAAGCACAGGTAGGAACAAGTAGCGAGGGTTCATCGGGCATAAGCACTCGTGGTAATATCCAAACTGATAGTGCGGGTGGCGGAGCACGCACAGGCGATTTAGGGGATGATTTAGCGCCCGTAGAAGAAGAAGGAGGGTCATTTTTAGGTGATATTGGAGCATCTGTAGGATTAGATGCTATCCCCGTTATTGGGGAGGCGGCGGCAGTAATTCAGGGTTTAGTTGGAATTGGTGAAGGTATAGCACATTTATTTTCACCTGACGCACCCAAACCAAAACCAAATGTAAATGCCGAAGCGATGATTACACCAGCGGCGATTACATCAAAGTTCTCGGCGGCGCTTCCATCTATGGATGGTGCAACAGAGGATACAGCAGGGTCTATGTCCGCATTTTAAGAAGAATATTTATTATTATATCAATCTATATAATAATGAGTGAAGAAATTAATTTGACGAAGGGGCAGATATACTATAGAAATCACAAAGACGATTTGAAGAAGCGTGCAAGGGAATATTACCACGAGCATAAAATCGCAATAAAGGGGAGGGTCAAGGAATATTACGACAATAATAGGGAAGAATGTTTACGGAGAGTAAAAGAGTATCGTGAGAATAATTTTTATGAATGGGACAAAAGACAAAAAATCGCAATTTGGCGGACGAGAGGAGTGCATCACGAGAATATGGGAGAACTTTACGATTACTATTTTACCTGCGAGACCTGCGAATTATGCGGTTGCGAATTAACTGGGGGATTGGGTAATAGGGGTAAATGTTTAGACCACGACCACTCAAAAGAAGAGAACAATTTTAGGAATGTAGTTTGTAAAAAATGCAATAATAATCGTGATGGACGAAAAAGGAATGCAAAGGGGCAATATATATAATTTTAATATTTTAATTAAATTAAAGATTTTTTGTAGAGTAGTATTATAATGTATAAAAACGCCCCCGATACTGCATATGTTCCGTCCAAAAGCATCGCCATTAAACCCGATGTCGTTAGTGATGTTATCCCTGACGAGATTTCACGCACTTTGCTTCCTTCTTATTTAGGATTTGTTGACCCTCGTGAGACCTATATTAAATTCAATTTACAGATGAAACCGCAGTCAGGACAGGCGGTAGGTATGATTAGACCCCAAAAAGAGGCAGGGGCACACGCTATATTTCGTAATGTGCTTTTGAGAGATGGTGCTAACTCCACAACTTTAGAGAGTTTGGAGGACTATAATGCGAGAGTTGCTATGAAGAACCCATTTACCGCACAGGAGAGTATATCCCATAAAAGGGAACTTTTTGATGGTGTTATGGAGAACGCTAACCTTGGAACTGCAACTGGTAATCTTTACTATGCCCCATCAGGAGCACTTAACGCCGAGGCATTTGCGGGTGTTGGTGCCCGTGATGGAACAAGAGGAGGTCGTGCCGCTAATCCAACCACCCCTCAATTGCAGTTCCGCCTTGATACGGGACTTATGAAGGGCAGTCAAGTTATTCCAGTCGCCGCATTACAGGGATTAAGAGTGCAGTTAGATATGGAGAACGCCGCCCGTGCTTGCGAAATCGCCACGGGTGATGCAGGGCAGTTGCTCGCTGATGGTAGTGTTAGTAAAGATGGTCTTGGTGGAGGCGAATGTGTTATGTCTGCTGTAAGTGTAAAAGCGGCGGGGACTGCCGCGGGTGGTGATGTCCGTGCCGTGGGAACTGCATACGGGGAGGCATTCTTTTCCACACAGGTAAAACTTGCTGCGACAACCGCTAATCTTAATAACCCATTTGATATTGGGGATAAATTGTTTTGCCGTAATGCGATTGGATTTAATATCAACGGAACTGCCGTCTCTCTCGCTAATCAGGCAGACACCGAACTTGAACTTGGTGTGATTTGCGGTTTCTATTCGTCCACCGATGTAGCGGGTGAGTTGGGTATTTACTATGTCCCCCAAAGAGCGACAGGCGTGGGTCTTGGTAATTATGTATCCACCGAACCTAACTTTAACGGACAACCCCGAACTTATGGTGATAATGACCCTGTCTTTTACAAGGCGGCGAATAGAGCACTTCCACAGACAGGCGTTCTTGTCTCAACTGATAATGGTAATGTTGCCGTTGGTGCAGGAACAGGCGCTTTTGTTGCCCCATCTTATACTTTAAGTGATTTGGAGTTTTTATGCCTCTCGGTGCAACCACCCGAGCAGTATGTTAATGGACTTATGAGTGCTTCCACGAGTGAACGCGGAGTGTCTATGGATATTATGACCTCTTCCACGCAGAGATTTAACCAAGCAACCGCCGCGGGTCTTACTTCTGCTCTTATCCCGTGCTCGCAAAGACGCGTGAAGTCCGTTTTCGTCCAACCATTAGTGATTGCTGATTTTAGAGATTTTAACAAACGCTCACTTTCAGGTGTCCCGAGTGATGCACGCCAATACCAGTTTGTTTACGGAACTGAACTCATACCAGTCAAGAATGTTCCACTCGGTCGCTATTCGCAGGCGGTAGACACTTTTGGAACTGCTAATCAGGATGTTACCGAACAGAGTAAAGCGGAAGCAATCCACTTATCGCAACTTGAGGGAGCATTAGTCAATTCAGGCGCTATGCCTCGCTCTTTACAAAAGGTCGCCAAAAACTTTGCTATAGCAAGAGCATTTAGTAAATATAATCAGGTTGCAGATTTAAGCGAGCAGTCGCTTTCTTGCCGTATAGATTATGAGAACACCGCCACGGGACTTAAGATATTCAATAATTATATAGACCACCTCCGCCGTATTAGCATTACTAACAACGGAGTTGAGGCAAGTGATTTGTAAAATAGTTTTATCGGGTGTAGTGGGTGTAAATGCAAATTAATTAAAATAAATTATATAATTTATATTTATAGATTATATAATGGATATGAATATTGAAAGCGTTGAGAAAGCGGAAATCTTCCCACTCAATAACCCATCCAATAACACTTACTCTTTTAAGCAGGGACACGGAACAATTACTTTTGATGTTGCATCGCAGGCAAAATTACTCCGCCCATCATCGCTCCGCTTGAATGGAACTTTAAAAGTTGTTAGAGCAGACGGAACAACGCTCCCCGATAATCAGGGATTAAAGAATAATAACGCCGCCCCACACCAAATCCAGTTAAACGACCGCATCGGTGTAAATTCGGTCATACAAAATATCGCCATTAACTCTGCTTCCACGGGACAGACCATAGAGCAAGTCCGTAATTATGGTAAAATGATTTCCACCCTTATTGCTTCCACGCACTCAAGCGACGACTATGCTTCTAACCAGTCCGCCGTCGCTCTTGCAACTGCCGTGCAGTTCTCAAGTGATAATCTTTTAAACAACGAGGTTAAGTTTAGCATCCCCTTTTATGCGGGTGTTATGAACTCGGGTAAGGCACTTCCACTCGGCGTTAATGGTATGCGGGGTTTGCAGTTTGTTATTGAACTCGCAAGCGACCAACAAGTCCTTAAGGGCACAAATGCCGCAGATGGCGGTGGTGCTTCTTACCAGTTAAAGAATGTTTCGCTCTCATACGACCTTCTCGTCCCTGACGCCGCGGGTCAGGAAAAGATGATGGTTGCAGGTTCGGGTGCTTTTGAATACAACTCATACAACTCGCTTTACTCGGTTATTAATGCGAGTGATAACACGCAGACATTCAATCTTGCTGCGAATAAT